TTTAGTTACAGGGGCAAAAGAGTTAGGTGTAGCGTTAAACCCTCTAACAGCAGATTTAACAGCACTTACTAAAGCTGCTGGACTTGCAGGAACAGTAGATGCCAACAGAATAAATCTTATTGAACAGGTAAGGGGTAAACAGGAAGCTTTAAACGCAGCACTTAGAGAGATGACGAGTGTTGTAGGTGAAAAAGGGGTACAAGCCCTACAAAAATTGGGTGAACAGACAACAGCGTTAACAAATGCCTGGAATAAATTTATGACAGGTGTTTTTGCTTCTATTGCTGAAGCATTAAATAAATCAGGTTTAACAGGTAAATTAACTAACTTACTAAACAACTTAAGTGGAGCAGACAGTGGTTTAGCTTTTGCAGGATCAAGTAATGCTAGTGCAGCCTTGAAAGGTAGAGCAGGGCAATTAAATAGTCTGAATACTCAAATAGCAGGTATGCAATCTAACTTGGGTGCAGGGGGAGGTATTAAAGCTGGAGATGAAAGAAGGGCTGCAATAGCCAGGCTAGGTGAAGAAGAATACAACACAGAACTTAAAAAGTTAGATGCTCTTATTCAACAGAAAAGGGTATTGGGAGAAATTATTGCTGAAAGGGCAAATATAGAGCAGATAGAACACAATGCCTTAGAAACGCAAAAGATAATAAATGAAGCAGCTTTCGGAGCTATGGAAAAAGAGAATGAAGTTGCTAAAGATACTGTGCAAGTAGGGGCAGCTAGAGCAGAACTAAATGAAAGAATTAGAAAGGCACAAGATGAGTACTTAAAGATATTGCAAAAGGTCGATCCAACAATTGAAAAGATAAGTTCGGAGGAAGCGAACAGAGTGAAGTCGGCTGTAGAACTAAATGACCAACTGAAACGTACAGGAGAATTATCACAGCAGTTACGGGATACTTTTGTAGAAGGATTGGCTAGTGGAATAGAGGGACTAATTACAGGAACTAAGACCTTGAAAGAATCTCTTGCAGGTATTTTGAGAGATTTTGGAAGTATCTTGCTGAGAACAGGATTACAAAATATGATGCCTGGATTTGGTAGTTTCTTCGGACAGGGTATAGGAAGTGCAAATGGTAACTACTTGGCGAATGGTATTAGGCCGTTTGCTTCTGGTGGAATGGTGACACGACCCACAATGGGACTCGTAGGAGAAGCAGGAGAAGATGAGTACGTCATACCCGCCTCTAAGATGGCTCAGTCAATGCAACGGTATTCAGCAGGAGCCAGGGGCCAATCAGTAATTCCTGGCACAGGTGCATCCTCATCTGGAGGAGCATCTGGTTCGTCAACAACCGTCAACTACTCTGGGCCAATATTGAACTTTAACTCTGAAGAATTTGTTCCTAAATCTGCTATCGGTCAAATTATTAATTCAGCAGCATCTAAGGGTGCAGCAGCAGGAGAATCTAGAACAATGTCTACTTTGCGAAATAGCAGAGGAGCTAGAGCAAGGATAGGAATGTAATGTCAGTTGTTGCTTTAACTGCTTTCCTAACTGTTTATAAAACAGACGGTTCAGAACTTAAATTCCAGAATGGAAAACACACGGCTGTAGCTGGACATAATTATTTGTCTTTCCTTTATCAAGGTGCAGCAATGAATAGATCAGGGGATAACTTAGAAGCTTCTCTTGTTCTTGCTAATAATTCATTAAGCATGAATCATGTAAAAGAATTTGTAGATAATAAGTATTCAATAGAAGTAGAAACATTTTTAATGACAGCAGATTTTAATAAAGATACGTCTGCTGCTAATGGAGGAAAGATAAGTGGTGAACTGTGGTTAGCTGCTGGAATGAGTTATGATTCTCAATCAATAGAGTTGATTTTATCTAGTGCCATAGACGCTGTTGGCGCAAACGCTCCACAGCAAACTTTGACAAGGGCAAGGTGTTCTCATCTTCCTTTAACAGGTCAACTGCAAAATCTTTGAAGCCTTACGAGTTGATAGGTTTTGAGTATCGTTTAGGGTCTGATCCTATAAAACATGGCACTGGAGATTGCCTTTCTTTGGTTCGTACAGTATTGGGTCACTATGGTTTTACTGTTCCCAAAGGAGAGCGTGATTGGTATAGAAGATTAAAGAGAAAAGACTATAGTATCTTTTTTGAAGAATTAAATAGGTGGGGAGTTGAATCACCCCCTAAACT